GTTGCATCAACATAAGTAATTGTTATGGCTTGACCATTTGTATTATAAACTGGATTAGGAGTTGCGTTGCCTTGAAATTTTAATGAATTTGGATTTAATGTTAATGCGTTTGTACCAAAGTTTCTAAAATAATCTATAAATTTAATTGTATCTCCAGCACTTGCTGAAGCTGGTAATGTAACAGTACAAGCATTTGATGTTGTATTAATTGGATAACCTCTACCCGCTACTGCTGTTAATGTTGACGCAGTAACGACTGATTGCCAAGCAATATAATCTGATGCGTGTTGATTAACACTTGAAGATGAAATTCTTGCATCTGCTAAAGTACCTGTTGTTATTTTAGCAGCATCTAAATTTGGTATTTCTGCTGCATCTAAAGTTATTGCTTGATTTCCTATTCTTGTTAATGCCATTATAAAGTTACCGTAAGTTCCCCATCTGAGTTAACAGCGAAAGTTAATCCTTTTTTAGCAAAAAAACTTTCGTCATATAAATCTGTTTGCGTTGTATCATTTGTTGCAACACTAATATTATCAGTACCATTTGTTTTAGTTAAAATTAAATCTTCTAATTGAGTACCCGTACCATTAGTCTTTTTAAAACCATAATAATCTATCTTACCTAATGCGTCTTGTGCCGCAGTAGATATATCTACTAATCCAATAGAAGCATCTTCAATGTCTGCACCTGTCAGAACTTGTGCTGCTGGACTCGATCCTATATATCCCATATTTCTCCTTAACTACTTATATTATCAATGAAACTAACTACTGTATTTAATGAACTTGCTGTATCACTTTTAGCAGTAATTTTATCACCTGATTTTAAAATTATCTTAGCACCACCGTCAATTAGCTCAATTGAGCTTCCCGCAGGTAATGGACAATTTTTAATTAAGTAAGTATTATTACTGTTATTAACGATATACGCATCTACATTAATAGCAGAAGCTGCCACATTAACTAAACGAATACCAACTACAGTATCATAAGTATCTGCCTGTGCTAATATATCTACAGGTGAAGTACCTATTGCTGTATGTGTTAATTGGTTTCTAAAGTTTTGTGCCATATGTCCTCCTTATTATAGTGCCACACTCATTGCAATAGCAAAACCTGCTTGTGCAAATGCTGTTGTATCGACAGCTGCTAATCTCCAAACAGAACCATCGTAAATTTTTAATTGATTAGAAGAATTGTTATAGTACATATCTCCTGTAGTTAAAGCATCACCGTCATTGTCCACTGATGGATCTGAACTTTTAACTCCTAAATATAAATCATCAAAAGTATCTAAATGAGAAGCTGCTGACGCTGCTGAAGCTGCTGCTGCATTTGCCGAAGCTGCTGCTGCTGATGCTTGTGATGTTGCAGTACTTGCTTGTGAAGTTGCAGTGTTTGCTTGATTCGTAGCAGTAGTTGCAGAACCTGCTGCAGCGTTTGCAGAATTAGCTGCTGCTGTTGCAGAACCTGATGCGTTAGTTGCTGAAGTGGCAGCTGCTGCTGCATCTACAATTAAATCCCATTTAGCTACATCTGCATTCGATGATATTGGTTGTGAACCTGAAGATGTGTGTGCTGTTTTACATAAATAAATATTATTATTTGAAGTATCTTTAACTAAATCTCTAATAGCATAAGCAGTTGAAGCTGCCCAATTGCCTTGAAATGTACCAAGCTCTTGTTCCATTGTAAGAGCTGTACCTGTTGAGTTAGCAGCTAAAACTTTATTAGCTACAAGATCAGGAAATGTTAAATTAAATCCTGTTGTAGTTGTTGTAGAAAATCTTGGTGAATATTTAGTATCAGTTTCTACCTGCTGTATCATAGCAGTTAGTTTATCTAATTCTTCATTTAATGATTCTACTTGGAAAGCTCCAGATGTTGGAAAGTCTGTTGATCTAGCAATAGACATATCTCTGTAAATAGTAATTTTATCATCTACAGTTGCTCCTGGACTTCCTAATGTTATTGATCCACCTCCTGATACACCTGCTCCAGTTACCGAATATTGTGTAGCTCCAGATGGAGATGCTGCATAAGTTAATAATGTACTTCCATTATAAACTTTAAGATCTGCATTAGCAAAAAATTCAAAATTTACTGCAAACGCAGTTTGTCCAGCAGTAGCAGTGTACTGAACTCGGGGTGTAGCATCAGAAATTGTTATAGCCATTATTTAAATCTTAATCCTTTTTCTATGTCGTCAAATAACCAGTCTAAATACCATACATTCTGCCAAGGAATGAGTCGCCTCACATTTTTAGCTGTATGATGATTATATTTCTTTCCTCCGACATCATAAATGATATCAAAGATATTATAGATCTGACCAGATGTTGGGCCTCCTACTGTTCCTGCTATCCATCTTCCTGAAGGAGAGTATGGTCTTCTAGCTCCTAACAGAGGTGCAATACCTATTCTGTTATCTGTCAATGTTTCAATAGCTTTATTAACATCCATAAATATTCCTCCTAAACCTGATCTATCAAAAGCATTTAATATTTTTTGAGTTAATGATAATTTATTATAATCTCTGTTAAATCTATATTTGTGATAAATAGCATCAATCATCATACCTGTTCCCATTAATAAGAATGATCCAAATAAAAAATCTAAATCTTTTTCTTGCATACCTCTCATCAACATTCTTTGTTGAGCTGCCATAGCAAATTTTTTAAATTGCATCCAAGTTGAACCCCATTCTTTACTCATAAATAATGGAGTATCTCCTAATCCAGGAGTTACAATAGTTCTATTAATCTCTTTATTAAGAGCTGCACCAAAAGCTCTTTTAGCAATTTTATCTTCCCATACAGCTGTATTAGCCATCCAGTTATGTTTTAAACCTATATCGTTTTTACCACCTGGCATAGAACCGTGTTTTTCAAATTGAACTATAATTCTTTTAGCCATTTGTTTATCAATACCTGCTGCTGCTAAAGAAGTTTTCCATTTATCTGCTAAAGGTTTTCCTTTAGTCCATTTAAAAGAATCTTCTAATATTCTAGAACCTACAGTTACAGATGCAGCTGATTTAGCAAACTCTGTCCATCTAGACATTAAGTTAATATACATAAAGTTTAATTGCGACATTCTTCCAATGTTAGCTTCTAGTTTAGTTGCCATACCAAACATATCTCCTATGTCAGAATAAAGCATAGCTCTTTGACCATTAATCATATCTATTGCTTCTGCAAATGATTGAGCTTCTTTTTTACCCATAGCAAATAAAGAATTTTTTCCAAACCCTTTTGAGAACATTTCAAATTGAGTATTAAAACCTCTTTTAATTCCTGATGTCATAATTACACGAGCTGTATCAGGTAATGCTGCCATAAAACCTGTTAACATAGTTAATGCATTATAATGTTTAGCCATTCTCATAGCTCTTGACCACCAAGCGTGAGGATCTTTAGGTAATCCCCAAGTACCTTTTAATAATTCAACAGATGCTTCTAAATCACTTAATGCTTGATTTCTTTCTTTGACTAATGCTTTTCTTTCAGCTTTATTATTAGCTTGAAATATTTTAGCATTATAATCTTTAGCAACTTGTAGAACTCCAGGAAAAGTCATAGAATGAGCTTCCCCTTTATAATTAATTCCTAAACCTTGAGTATCACCATATCTTCTAGTTAAAAGAATATCTGGTGTCATAGATCTATAATAGACTTTTTGTAAAGCAAAAATATCATTTAAAATAAAACCTTGTTCTAATAATTCTAATTGAGCTTTTTGGTCTAAATTTAAAGTTCTTCTTTTTAATGCTCTAGCATATCTAGGTCTATTAAATACATATTTACTAATTAAGAATTGTGTATCTATTTCTTTAAGAAGTTCTTCAAAAGTTTTAAATTGTTTTTGTTTTTTTAAAAGATCCATTAAGTCATCAAAATCACCTTTAGGTTTCTTTTTAGATTTAGCTACTTTTTCTAATTGTGCTGCTAAATCATCAAGAGTTTTTTGATATAATTTACTTCCAGGTTTTTGTCCTGAAATATTCATAGCAGCTTTAGATAAAGCTGTTTTAATTTCTATATTTAAAATGTCTTTCCATTTATGTCTTTCAGGATTTAAAAAAGGATGACTATTTGATAAATCATCTACTAAATCATCAATAACTGTCTTGTTAGGTATTTGTTTGATTTTACCTGCATTAAATGCTCTTTGATAATTCTCATAAATAATTTTTCTGAAAGCAGCAGGATTAGCTTCTATTGCTGGTCTATTATAAATTCTATTAAGATAGTTATCTACTCCTTTATTTTTATTAATATTTTCTAAAGCTTCTTCTAAATTTTTAATAATATTCTCCATTTCAGTTTTTGTCATAGTATAATAAGTTCCACTAGAAGGTTCATAATAATCAGATTTACCCATCTTCTGTTCTTTAAATCTTTCTAATTGACCTTTCCAAAAATTTAATTCGTGTTCTACGGGTTGTTGTCTAATTTTTAATTCATTAGCTTGATCAAATAATTTTTTATATAAATTGTCATATATATATCTTGATGACGCTGCTACCTCAGGTATATCGTGATTACCTTTAATTCTAGCTTTAGCTATCTCTTTAGAAAATCCATTAATACTATATCCTGTAGGAGAAATAGTATTTTTAGTAAGTATTCCTAAATCAGACATATTTTTATCTTGTCCAATTTGATTTGTTCTTTTTAAATATTTTAAATATTGTTCTTTAACAAATCTCATATTTTCAATTTCCCATTGTTGGTACATTCTTAATTGAGTTTCTAAAGATCCTCCAGGAGCTGTAGCTTCAAATTTTCCTTTAGGTAAATTCTTTAATTTTAATAATGGTGTATCTAAAAGATTTTCAATCATTTCTCTAGCAGCAATAGATTTAGATTTAGTTAATCTAAACACAGGAGTCCAAGGCCCATCTTCTCCAAACTTATATAAATAAGTTTTCATAAATTGTTCTCCTTCTAATCTTGCTGCTTCAGCTTTAGCTAATGTTTGAATTTTTTTACCTTCACCTGTAGCTGCTGCACCTACTGATCCTGGAACTAACTTAGTATCACCATCTACAAATCTACCATCTGTATAGATTTCATTTGTTTTAGGTGGTGTACCTTCATTCCAATGTTTATCTAATTTAGCAATCTTTTCTTGTGTTTTAATATTAGGTGCTTTTTTAAACATATTAGCAATAATAGGAATACCAAAACCTGCACCTGCTACCCAAGGAACATAAGAGTCATCTCTTACTTTATCTAAATTTTGTTTAGTAAATTCTTCAGCTAATAAAGCACTACCGAATAATTTTGCTGATACTGGTGCTTTAGTAAATAATAATAATGTAGAAGGATCTGTGAAAGCTCCAGTTACTCTACCTAAATGATACCAAGGAGAAGCATAATTTGTTTCAGCTCTTTCTTTTAGTTTATCTAATATAGCTCTAGATTCTGCTTCACTTCTACTAAAATAAAAATGATCAAAGAAATCTTCATATCCTTTTAGCTGTTCATCTTCTGCATAATTATACCCATCTTGAGATGGAAAATCTTCATTATCTTTCATAGCTTCAAAAGCTATCATAGGTAAATTTTCTTCTTTAAAACCTCCCCACCAATCTTTAGGACTCCAGGTTCTAGGAGTATTATTTTCCTTTTGCATTTGCTCTATATCAGTAAGAGTAAATTCGTTTTGAAGATAATATGAACTTGACATTATTCTTTGTATGTTCCTAATCGACCATCATATGAATGAAGACCTTTTTCAAGGCCCATCATAATATATGTATCAACTATATGTTGTGATCCTACTGGGAAATATTCATTAAATTTTTGAACACCCATTTCAGTAATCATTATAAATTTAAGGAATTTATGCATTTGATTTTTATCTTGTAAGTCAATAGTCGTATCTTTATCAAAAGCTTTAGATGCTTTTAATGCTTCTTCATAAGGTTTTAAATTTGTAGCATAAGGTATTTTAGATAAAATATCCCATACAGTAGGAGTTTCACCTAAAACTTTTTTAACATCATTAATACCATAAGTTAAAGCACTATTGTTTATAATCATTCTAGTTACAGCTCTTGCTGAATCAGCAGGATGTGAGAAGACTGCAAATTTTCTATCACCTCTAGTATATTCAATTCCTTCTATTTCACCTTCCCATTTAGCAGAAGATAATGCAAACCAGTTATTTGTTCTAAAGGTTAAAGGTATTTTTTCATCTTTATAATTTGTTGTAGCAAAATGTTTAAATTGAATAGCATTATCAGCTTCGTTTAATGGAGCTTTATTTGGCCAATCAAGATTTTGAACTGCTACTTCTGTTGTTTTCAAGAAGGTATTGTTATTTATTTTATCTTTAGTAGATAAATTATCATTAATTTTATCTGCCATTATTTTAAAATGAGTTGTATCTTCTCTTAAATCATAATCTAAATCTTCCCAAGATTGTTTAATTAATTCTTTATCAAGATGTCCTGTTGTTGCTAATGAATAAGCAGCTACATTACTCATAAACCATCCTAAATATTTAAATGGCCTCCATTCTCTAGGAGTATCATCGAAGAAAGGAAGATCTGGGTACCATCTAAATTCAGATATAGATTTATCCATATCAATCATTCCATAAATAAATTTCTTACTCCAATGTTTATCGTCTTCAGGTAACATTGAATATAATTTAGTTTTCTTAAATTCTTCAAATGCTTCTGAAGTAGCTTTGTGTTTTACTTGTGCAACAGTTGATGGTGCACTTTCATCTAATTCATTATCAAATCCTTTTGGATAAAAAGGAGAATCAATATCAATTCTTAAATTACCTATTATCATAGACATTTTATATCCAGGTTTATCTCTGTATTTACCACCTGTTTGAGTAAAGATTATTCTATGAGAATCCCAACCATCTGCATATTTTTTAAATTCATCTTGCCAATTTAATTCTCCCCATCCAGAGTTTCCATTTCTAGCAACATCAGATGCAATATGAGAATAAATATCTAGATCTTTAATTTTTCCAAATGTTAATTCTATAGGATTTTTTTCTAATACAAAATCTCCTCTTTTTTGAGATTTAGAACTATATTCTGTTACTCCATAATTATTATTTCTCATTCTTAGCATAGCATTTTTTAATGCAATCTTTCTTAAAGGTGCATTAGCATCTGAATAAATATCAAAGTCTTTTGAATTAAGTGGCATTAACTTAGACATTTCATTTAAAAAATAACCTTCAAATTCTGCTTTTGCATTAGGTGGAATAAGTTGTGAAGCTGGTTTAGGTAACCAGTGAGTTGTTTTGCTCATCAAATGTTTTGCATTTGGATTTTCTTCTGTCATATAAAACTTTTTACCTACCCAAGTATTAGATGCCCACCAAAAAGGTGTAGCTAATGCCCACCATTGATGAGATCCAAATTCTTTATTAATCATATGATTAAATTTAGTTTCTCCTGAATATCCAAACCAACCACCATCATCAGCGTGATTTTGTTTAATTTTTTCTTCCAACTTTAATCTTTCTTCAAATTTTTCAGAAACTCTTTCATTCATAAATTTACCAGCTACTTCATCTGTCATTCCCATTACATCGTTAGCTAATGCATAATCTAATAATTCTATTTTTGCCATATTAGGATAATTGTCTTCACCTTTCATATTTTGATAGACTAACATTTTTCGTTTAAAGTCTTTCATAACAGAAGGTATTTCAAATGAAGCGTTAGGTGTTTCTGTTAGCCATTGAACTAATTTTTCTGGTACAATATTATGTTGTTTTAATAATTCTATTGCTTTAGCTCTATCATCTGGATTCTCTGGATATAGTAAAGTTTGTTGATCAAAAATACCTGCTTTAGCTAGTGTTGCTTCAACAAATAATTTTTCATCATTAGGTTCTGCAAAATTTAATTTTAATTCTGGATTTGCCCAAGCACTATCTACCATACCAGCTATCATATTTGCTTTACTTGCATATTCAATTGCTTTTCTATATTTAGATGAACCTGGTGTTACATCTAGTTTAGAAACTAAATCGTGTACATTTGTAACTTTGCCATTAAAGAAATTATTCCAATGTAATCCTCCAGTTAATTCTTTTTCTTTTTCCATATCAAAAGTAGTAGAAGAAGATTCTTTCATTCCTTTTAAATTAGCTTTATGTAATCTCCATTTGCTATATACTTCTTTACCTACATCTTGATAGTTAGTAGAATTTTTCATAAAATTTTTATATAAATCAAAGACAGGATTATTTAAATCTTCTATTCCTAATACATTATTAAAGTCTAAAGCGTGATTATCTTTACCCGCTAAATAGTTATGTAAATAAATCATTGCTTCATTTTGTTGTCCAGCAGAATCATAAGCAACCATTATTTGAAATACTCTTTCAATTTCTAAATTTTTAATAGATGTTTCAACATTTTGATTATGATCTTTAGGATTAATTAATCCACTTTGAACTAAACTTAAATCATTACCTGAGTTTTCATTAATTGTTTTCATATGCATTTGAACTGTATTTGAATTAATACTTTCTATTTTATTTGCATAAGGTAAAACATCATTTTCATTTATACCCTGAAAGTTTTCAGATATATCATTTTGAGTATTAGTTCTTACTTTATCAGAACCTGATACAGCTAATTCATTATCCAATCTAGTTCTATTAGCTGTTGCTTTAGACATAGCATTTAAATGCTTACCAGCAAGAATAGAAGTTACATATTCTTTATAGATTAAAGGTGTGCCATCTATAATAGATTGATTATATGCTTCTGTAGCTTGTTTCATAGCTACTGGATTGTTTTCGTGTTTTTTTAAAAAATCTAAATAAGCATCAGTAGCTTTAATATTAAAATCACTTTTGAAATTAGCAGAATGAGCTAATGCTGCATTTTCAGTATATGCGTTAATAATATTTTCTGCTGCATCGGCTATTGGTTTAACATAGTCAAATGTATGAACCTGTGGTATGCCAATGTTATCAGCTACACTTGGTTTAATATTAACTTCTTTTTTTCCTTTTGATATTGCCATTAAGATTTATCGCTTTCTAAATGATCATAAGTAAAATCATAATTTTTTGCTGTTGTACCTTTATATTTATCTACTTTAGCTTTTGTTGTTAAACCTGTACTAATTATACTTACATAACCTCCAAATACTTTTGCTTTTGATGCTGCTGCTTCTGCTTGAGATTGTAAGGATAATTTATTTATTCCAAAAGCAGTATTTAATCTAATTGTTGTAATGTCTTTATCTGCTATCTTTTTAGTCATATGTTGTATATTTTGAAAACTACCAGAATCTGCACTAAAACCTGATCCAGACATAACAGCTAAATTATTTTCTTTTTGAGCTAACATCATTTCTTTTCTATCATTCGCTTCTGTTTCCCCTTTAAGAGCTGCCATTTTCATTTCTTGTTCATATTGATATTTTCTAAAAGCAGCTTGTTCTTTTTCTGCTTGTATTTCTCTGTATGTTCCAATTCCTTGAACAACAGCAGAAGCAATCATCATTGTTACTGGATCTGCACTCATTACGAAAAGACTACCTCCACCTGCATACCAAGAAGTTTCATAGGTAATGGATCATCTTGGGATATTGTTATTGTTGGATTTTTATCATAACCTAAAAAGAAAAATTCTTTTTTAGCAGTAACAGGTACTAGATCAGAACCTGCTGTAAAACCTAATTGATGTACTACTAAATTTTTTGCTGTTTTATCTGCTGCCTTAATTGTCATATCTAATGTAGTATTCATATCTACTATAGCTCTTGAGATTCGTCTAGGTAATCCTGTTAATGGGCCTTCAGGTAATTCTTTATCAATAGGCATAGTTTCTACTGTAGGTATATAATTAAATCCTACTTTTACTCCTGTAGCTCTAGCTCCTGATGAAGTAGTTAGTGTTATAGTATTAGATCCTGATACCGTATATTCTCCTAATGAAGAATTTCCATCTACAGCATTTACTTTTTCTGTTTGGTAAATAGCATTTACAGTATGTAAAAATCCTTTAGTAAAAGTTATTGCCGCATTATCAGCAGGTGTTGCAGCTAAAGTTTTATCTAAATTTAAAGAATATTCACCTCCAGAATTATCTGTTACTGCTTGAATTGTATATTCAGTTGCGTTTCCTGCAATTGTAAAAGTTTCATTAATAACAGGAGATGATGTTAAACCATCTACAACTAATGTTGTTCCAGATTGAGAACCTCCATCTACAAGTGGAGTTCCTCTTTGAGATAATGTAGTTGTAGTTTGGCAATCTAAAGTTGTTGTATCTTCATCTGCAAATTTTTCTAAACTATAAATTGTTGATCCATTTAAAACTCTTTTTACAACAACAATTAAATTTTCATTAAGAGTAATAACTGAATGATATGTATCATTAGTTCTTGTTGACCATTGTGTCCAACCTGCAATTTTTTCATCTCTAACAGAATGAAATACTGATAATTTACCTGCGTGTGTAGATCCATTATTTAAAAAGAAAGCATATTGTTCTGGTCTTACAAAATTACCTTTCATAATAGCTACTTGTTTAGGTGAGTCTATTAAATGTTGTGCAAGTATAGATACAGATGTAGATTTATAACCATCTTCTATATCTGAATAAACAAATTCTCTAATTGTTTTTCCATTTTTTTGACAGAAACCTGCTGCTTGATCAAACATAACTGGAGCTGTTCTAGAAATACCATAAGGTGTTTGTCTTTGAATTGTAATGTTACTTGGGGTAATTGTATTATCTGATGAAACAGGAACATAATATTCTCCACCATCTGTAAAAATTAATAAATCTTTTCCAGATAACATATGTCTAACTTCATTAACTTGATCTCCTGTTATATCTACATCAATAGCATCAGATGCTCCCGCATCATCTACATCAAAATTACTATATTCAGAAGATTTAGAAGCTAATATTCCAGCAGGTCTAGAAAATAAACCTCCAAACCATAATCTATTATTATGGAAAGTAACAGCTTGAGGATAACCTCTTAATGAAGATATTGTTTGTTCATCCCAATCAGATGCAGCACTTGTATCATCTAATGTTTCATTTACTGTAGCTGAAACTTGTGTTGCACTTGTATAACCTGTAATGGTCATAGTTTTCTTTTTGTGTCGTATTTTTAATCCATTCCAAGCAGATGTAAAAGTATTAGCACTTGCAGTTACTGTTATAGAACCACTTGTTGCACTTGGAGTTATTGTTGTCGCTGAATCAGCATATTTATAATAAGGTTGATATATTGGATATCCAGAAGAATGAGTATCAAAACTAAATGTATTAACAATAAATGAACTTGCTGATTCTCTAAATATTTTTCTTATTGCATTGTTTCTATGACAAACATAAATAGTATCTCCAAATTGAGCAAAGTTTAATTCAAACAATTGAGCTGTAGTCCAATTGCAATTAGTTGTATAATTTGATGTTAAAGCAGAACCATTAATATTATAAACATCCATTCTATTATTAGATAAAGCTATAATAGCTACTTCATCATCAGAAAATATAAATGGAATTATTCTACATTCAGCAGGTAATGTAGCAAGATAAGTTGTACCTGGTCTTCTCATTAATCCTCCTTCTGCTAAAAGAGAAAAATTTTTACAAGATTTAGCTCCTTGAAAATAAGATCCAACATCTGTTCTAGTAGCAAGAAGTGGATTAAGTTCTCCTGATGAAAAGTTTGTGATTACTGTTCTTAATGTCCGTGCCATTATACATCAGTTCTCGTTGATCTTCTTAAGTTAGTAAATCTATTAGTATCTAAAACTTTAGAAGTAGTTTCAGCAGAATCAATATTTTTAGCAATTAAGAATTGTCTTTCTGATAAAGTTTTAAATTGTTCTATCATATTAGAATCTCTAGCAACAGAACCAGCAAAGATTGCTGCTAACTCATATTCTAAAGCTAATCTAAAATGGGGAGGAAAATATTCTTCTCCTACTTTATAGATGTAATCCATAACTACTTTACTATTTGATCCATAACCATTTAAATAAATATAGTTTTGATATCTTGAATAAGGAATTACATAATCATTAACTGTTAATGTAATTATTTGTAATACCGCAGGGGAAGTAGGTACTTGATATGCATAATCATATCTTCCTGTTGGTGTATTTGTTAATAAGGAAAGCTCTGCTTGTGTTGTAGCAAATCTCCATCTATGTCTTGTTAAGGATGCTTCTACAACATCGTCATAAATATTTGATGCAACTAATGCTTCTGTGCTGCCATCTGAAAAAGAAGAAATAGGTTGAGCACCTATCATTATTAAAGCTCTTGCACAGATATCTATATTTGTTGTCGCCATATTCTTTTTTCTTTATCAGTAACCTGGGCGAATTTCTTCGCCCAAGTTATATCTAAGCTTTACGCTAGAACGACTGTATTTAGGTTAGTTCCGCCATCTTGAACAGTTACTAAAAGTATGTCCACAGCTGCGTTACCTCCGCTATTTACAATTATAATGTCACCTACAGCGAAATTATTATAATCCGCTAAAAAGTAATCATCATTGTCTATTGTGCCGATAGCATCTCCGTCAGTATAATACCAAAGAGAATTGCTAGGGCCCATCTGCGATATTTTTTTCGCAGGATTTGATGTTTCATAAGCCATATTATTTATCTCCTTTTATTATTCTGTACAAAGCTGAACTCTAGCTGCATCACCATCAATTTCCACTGAACCTAATGAAATCATAGAAGTAATTAGGTGTGAAACTTTTTCTGGAATGTAGTTAACTTCAGTCCGTACATCTGAACCGATACCACAGCCAATTGCTGATTTATGGAATGCCAGATTTTTTCTGTCAGATCCCGATAAAGATAATCCAGAGTGAACAAAGAATAGGAAGCCCATCCATCTCTTAGCAGTAATTCCGCCAGGGAATGGAAGTTGATCAGGCCCTACATATTCAACTCTAGAAAATTGATCAACAGATAAAAGATCAGACCATTGTTTCGGCCCTACTACCCAATATCTTTGACCATCATCAGGAACATCGTTTCCATTAAACACCTCCATCATATTCTTAGCTTTAATGAGAGTCATCCCAGTTGCTGAAGAATTGACATTGGCTGCAATTGAAGTTGCTGCATCAAGAGTAGATATTAACACTTCGTCAGTTTTTCTGCCTAGTGCATATGCTGCTGATTGAGCTACAACTTGTCGTTCATCAATGTTAACCTTTAATTCGTCAAGTTTGTCAACATAATCTGCTGCGTAGTAATCAGTTAAAGTTGCTGTCACATTGCTGTGAGCTAGATCCATTGCAACCACTTCAGCGTGTCTTGCTTTAGTGTTTGCAGAACCTTTTGCAACTTTCTGAAACTTAACAGTAGATCCATTAACTCCATTGACAGTTCTTACTAAGTTTTTTAGCTTTGAACCCATACGCTGATAAGCCATATGAACTTCTGCTTCGAACTGAGTAATAAAGGCGTTTGTTATTGAACTTGCCATTGTATTATGTCCTTTTGTTAGTTGTTAAACATTAATCCGATTATCTTCAAAATGTTTATTAGTTGTCCAACTAAGGGCTAACATTGCCATTTCTCAGGTCTTGTAGCTAAAATAAATTTAAGAATGATTTTAAACAACGCACATTATACCCACTTTTTAGGTATAGTAATAACTTCTCCAAATTCTATTTCACCTTTTTCATCGTGGGAATAAGTGCCAAATATTGTGATATATTCAGGAGTATCTTTATAAACCCAGAAGTCGCTTGTTGTGCATTTAGCAGGGCGAGAATCTTCAATCTCTTGGGCAGTAATCCAACCTGTTTGAGATACACAATCAAGCCACTTAATAGGTTTGTTAAGTTTTTTATAATTAAACTTAACTTTATTTTGTTTGGTTTTTGTACGCCTTCTCATACAGTTCTGTAACTCTCTTAACATAAGCTGGATCTCGTTTAGAACTATCGTAATAACGAGGATCATTAAGCATTGATTTTAAGTCGTCAGCAGAAGCTGCAACATCTATTTGTGTAGTTTGAGTAGGCATAGTAGAGTCTTTATTAAGTTTCATTAACTCCTCAACTACTTTTACTCCTTCAGCAGTAGAAGCTATTTTACTAATTGTTGAAAAACCATCTGGAGATAAATGTTTTTTACTCCACATTTCAGCTGCTTCTACTCTTTCCCTACCATTACTTCCAAGTTTTTGAACTTCAAGTTCTGGATTAGGTAAAGTAGCTATTGCATTATCAACAAACGCTTTTACTCCAGTATCGTATTGTTCTTGAGAAAATCCTGCATCTTTTGCAGTTTTATCCCACCACTTTACGAGTTCCATTTCTTTATCAACTTTTAAATCAACACTCTTAACTTCAGGAATGTTTAATTTATAAGACTCTGGAACATTGGAAAGTCTTTCTTTTTCTATATCCGATCTTATCTGTTTAGATAGATCTTCAGTACGAGAACCTAATTTTTGTTCAAGTGTATTATAACTTGAAGCAAGGTTCTCTACATTTACTTTGTTATTATCAGCATCCCAAAACTTTTCCTGAACATACTCAGGTCTAGTTGATGCCCCAGAAGGTGTTTCTGTGGCGATTGGTGCTGTTGTTTCATTAGCATTATCATCTGCCATCGTTTTCTCCTTTTTTTATACGAGTTGTTATCACACCCATTAAAAATCTCATTCCTTCAATATGGAATAAGCCATTGCTAGTGATGTTTGGCCCAGCAACTGTTTCGGTAGTAATAGATTTTAAATAGTCTAGTACTGCCTTACCTTCATCACCTTTGAAGACATTAGCAAAATGTTTATTTAGCTTTTGTTCTTCTTCAGACGATCTAAGATATCCGTCTATACTTTTTGTTGGTATTTTTTTTTCTTTTTGTGATTTTATAGCATCCCAAGACACAATTACTCCGTAGGTGTTTCAGGCTCTACTGGAGCTGGACTTTGTGCCATTTGACTAACTTGCTGCACAATCCTTTGCTGTTCTGCTTCATCTCTTATCAACTTCTCAGGAAGATTCATCTTCTCGGCTAGATATTTTGCTGTTTCACTTTGGTTCACAATTACATTAATCATTTGTGGGCCAAATGTTCCAGCAATAATTTCATTAAATCTTGTAACATCTGCAACATCTTGTAAATGTTGAGCTTGAGCTAATGGAGATCTAGGAGCTATTTTAACTTCTCTACCATTAACTTTAGGTATAGTTATTCTACCTTGTTTATTTAAAATTCTAATAATTCTTTTTAATAATGGATTAATAAATTCTGATTGAAGTCTTCCAAATGAAGATCCTATTTGTCTAGATAGATCTGCCATTCTTTCAGAAACTTCTGTAGCTGTCATTGGAGTTCCTTCAGGTTTTCCTAATGCTTCCATATATAATGCTTTTTTAATATTAGCTCTCATATCTTGTAACACCAATTGAGCAACATCAAAATTAGATGCTGCACTAATTGGTATTAATCCTTTACTTCCAGGAGCTACAGGAATTAAAGAACCAGGTACAAGAGAAATATTATCAGGATTAATTACGCCATCATCTTCATAAGTATAAACTCCACTTACAGACATTTGAGCATTTTGTAATATTAATTCTATTGTTAAGTTACAAGTTTTAATAGCACCCATTGCATTAAATACTGGGCCTCTACCATAAACTTCTCCAGATGCTTTATTCCATCTGAAAACTAAATAAGGATTTGAACCTTCTCCTTCATATACTTCTTCGTGAAGGATGTGTTTTGGATTTTCAAGAACAACACATAATTTATATTTTTCTGTATTGTCTTCATATATTTTATATATAGCTTCAATTATTTTTATTTGTTTCTTTTGTTTTAATGGATCAAAATTTTCTGGAAGTTTTGCTTTAGGATATAGAATATTTATTTCAGTAGGTTTGCAATGTCTTATTCTATAAATAGCATCTATCTTTCCATCAGGCCCATTCATTAAACATACTCTAGGTAATGGAACTGTTGTAAATTTAATTGGAGCTACAGCATCACCTTCTTCAACCAACATAACTCCAGTACCAATAGCAAGATCCATAAATGCTTCGTGTACTTCTTGATTAAAGTTTGATTGTTGTAAAACTTCAAAAACATATTCTGTAATTTTATCTAATTCTAAATTGATTGATGGTTTTTGATTTGGTGGTATTTCTGAACCAGCTTGAAAATCTGCCCATCTAGCAAATGTAGGAGTAATACCTGCTTGTAATCTTGATGCAAATTCTTGTACACCTACTACAGCAGTTTCATCAAAGATCTTATCTGTTCTTCTTTGACCTGGAGATTCATCATAAAAAGATTCTCTATTAGGAAGACAATATTCATATGCTTCTTCAAATTTATCTTTCCAATGATCTTTTATATTTTGAGCTTCTTTGTATTGTTTTAAAATACTAGTTGCTTTATCTTTTTCATTAGCTGTTGGTGTATCTGATATATCGTATTCCATAATTTATTTATTTCTTTAATTCGTTTTTGATCATTTGAATTACATAAGGATCAAATTCATTTATTAAATATTCCATTAATTGTTTATCTGATTCTCCTCTTTTTAATCCATCAATAAGAGCTTTAATTCTATCTCCTTCGTGTACATCAAACATTTCAGGTTTAACTTTTGAAAAATCATATAATTTAGGATTATTAGGTTTAGTAGATAATTCTGATTCTTTTAAATTCATATTAACTTTACCACCAAAAATTTCTGAACTTTTACCTCCGTCATTAGCTATATCTTTTTTTAAAACTTCAATTGCTTCTGGAGGAAATTCATTCATAAAAGAATTATATACCTGATCATAATCTTCTTGTGTAATTTTACCAGCAGCTAAATCTTCAATAGCTTTACGCATCATAACAAGATATTCACCTTCCATTACATCATATTTACCACCATAGTCTTTTGTAATATCGATTGGTTTAGGTTGTGAAAAAGATTCTTTTTGAATTTTTCTATCGGAGTAAGCCATAACTTTATCTCCTCTAGGAAATTTAAAAATATCTTTTGCTACACTTGAGATTGTTTTCTTTGGAGGTTGAGCTGCTTCAGCTCCAGATACATCTCTGTCCTGGTTTTCCTTCATCCATTGAAGCGCCATATCTTTAGGTTCAACACCTTGTTCTTTTTGGTTTTTCATCCAAGCTAGAGCTTGGTCTGCTTCTTTGTTTTTAAAAATTCCCATTATAATTATACTGTATCAAAATATCCACGACCACCAGCTTTACCAAATAAAGATCTTGCACCATATAAACCTTTAGCTTGTTTATATGCAGTTTCAGCTTGTTGAGCTGCTAAGTCAGCAGCTCTTTTTCTTTCAGCGTCTTGTTGTGCTTTGATCTGTGCTTCTAAAGCAGTATTTCGTGGAGGTGCTTTTGGTTTTCTAAATACTCCGCCCATTATTCATCCTCCAATCTTTTTTTAAATGCCTTATCTTCAACACTACAACAGGTATCTTCAAGCTCATCAAGAAGTTGATCTTCTTGATCGTGTAGTTCTCTGATTTCTTCAATTATTTCTGCGTGTGTTCTGTTCTTTTTCTTCTTTGGCATTTTTTCTCCTGATCTTATCGTAATAGTCCTTATACCCTGCTTTCTTCAACGCACAATATAGTTGATAAGGCGTGAAGATCCACCACTTATAGTAACCTATTAATCTCATAATAAATGATACACAAGTATAATCTTTAATTCTTAAGAGCTGCCATTGTTCTTTTACAGGACAGCGAAGTACTTGAAACTCAGCTAAATATGTAAGTATTTGAGTTGCTTCTTCATCATCAAGAGTTGTATGCCTAATACCTTTATGAGTCCATTCAAGATGATTCCATTTACCTGTTAAAGGAACATATCCTAAAGCTCCACAATGCCTAAAGCCATCTTTAATAAAATAAAGCCAATCATCTTTAGGTTCATCAGCTGACTCATAGAAATAGATTAACCATTCTTTCTGAATAAATCCCATACTCTTTTTGCCTTTCTTTTTTTAGTTTGTTTAGCAAAGACATCCCAATCCTTTTTAACTATTGTAGGTTGGCTTCTATTAGCTCCAGATAAAATAGTTCTACCTTCTCCAGCTCCCATCATTAAATATTGTAATGCATCGTGGCAGTGAGAATATCTATTCTTCATAGGTTTCTCATCATATCTATTACCAGATGTTTGTAATCTTCTATAATGATATCCTCCATTAAATCCTTTTTTAAGATTAACACATTTGGGATCAAGTACAAATCCTGGCTTACCATCTAGTAATCTCATAAGAGCTGCATCAACAGCTTCTATTCTTAATGCAGGATCATTGGATGGTGCAGGTATAGCTTTTAATCCATAGGTTCTCATAATTTGAAATGGAGTTCTCTCATCTGTTTGAGATCTAAAATCTCCAGCAGGATCTCCATATATCATTACTTCATAGTTTCTATATAATTTTCTAATTTCTCCTCTAAGTAATTCAGAGAATCTCATTACTCCCATATCAAAGCATACTAGCTCATTTAAGATTAACCATCTTCCTGTAACAAGTCTTTGAGCAAAGACAGCAGCAGGAGTTAATCCAAAGTCTATTCCTATAAATAAAGGTTGTAATGGATTAGGTTCTAAAGGTTCTTTTGATAAATGTAATTCTTGTTTATAATTTGGATAGACAGGTTTTCCTTCTTCAATAGATCCAAGTTTATTTAAAACATAAACATCAATCCATCCTTTTGTTTTACCTCTAATAATATTGTCATAATATTTAGGAGTAAGGTTAGGTTTATTTTCTGCTAATTCATTTGGATCATATGCTGTTGTAGTTCCATCCTTATCTTTCTTTTCATCAAGAGCTGGAGGTTGAGAATAGAAACTCCAGTTATCAGGTTTGATTAACATCAAAGCTTCATCTCTAGAGATATGATCTGGCACGGGAACATCCCCTGCCATTATTGGCCACCAATGATCTTCTTCAGGAGCATTAGTATCTGCGATAACTCCGTACCAGGTTGCACCCCCGTCACGCATAGATGGAAAACGCCCCACCCGCATAGTACAAGCATCAATAATGCTCTTAGGTATCTCTCTGGCTTCATTAATCCACACACCTGTAAGTTCAAGTGATAGAAGTTTTTTAACATCTTCAGGCCTATCAAGAGCAAGGAATATAACTTCAATTTCTAAATCTCCTTTTCTAATATAGTGGGTATAAGGAACTGACCAGGCAAAATCTCCCCAAGTAGCTTCAGGAAACCAATCCAACCAAGTTTTGATTGTTGTGGTTCTTAATTGGGGATTTGTATTTCTTATTACTGCCCATCGAGTCTTCCTAATTCCCTCTTTATTTTTTTGTTGGAGAAGGGATCTTCTAAATATTTCAATACAGCAACTCACAGATTTACCAGATCCAACTGGGCCTCTTAATCCTCTAAAGAAGTCATTAGACTTCATAAAGGTTTTTAAAGTATTTCCGTAAGGTTTATATTTGAAATTAATCGACATTAGTTCCTACATTTGATTTCAACATATTATAAACTGTTTCTTCACCAAATGCTTCAACTAATTTATCTGCTTCATAATCGGTTATCATATTCTTAGGATAATATGATAGATGGGTTTTCTTAACTATAGTTCTTAATCTTCTTCTATCTTTAAGACTTAAATTATTGAGGAACGACATTCTTGTATCTTTACTTGTAATAGTACAGCTTTTAGAATTTCTTTTTCTGTACCATACTTCTTTTCAAAATTTATTTTATCAAGATGTATTCCTGTATTTCCTTGATGGTGTTCATAGCATAAAGGAATGACTTCATAATGGGAACTTCTCCTTCCCATACCTATATTCCCTTTTCCATTATTTCTTATATGATGTAAATTTGCTGGTCTTTGACAGACAAAGCAACCTAATTGGGCTACCTTGTCCATCCATATCTTTTCTACTTTAGTACTTTTTCTTCTTGCTTTGTTTCCCATACTTGTTCTTCTTGTTCTTCTTTTGAGATTTTGGCTTTTTCTTTTTCATAGTCCTCCTTGTTAATTTCTTCATATGTTGAACGACACCCATCTGGTGTTGCAGCAGATGCCTTTTGCATAGCTATAACATCATTAGCTGCATAAAACAATATTTCCTTCTTAAACTCCGAATCAGAATGATTCCATATCTTAACTAGATAATTCATATTACTCCTTATTGAATGATAGGAGTAAGCTTTATCTTAATCTAAAAAATTTTAAACGCACAAGTACTACTTGCCCTGACGGTTGTATTTCTTATAACTGCGTTTTTCTGACTTTGAAAGTCGTTTCTTATGGCGACCTATTTTTTTCTTTGTGGTTTTAACATAGGTGTTAATACCGAAAGTACTTTTTTTCTTTGCCATAAGCGAACTTAAATTAACCTATATTGTGTGAGTAAGACGACTAGTCATCTATCGATGGTAGTTTTTCGCCCCACCCCTTGGGTTGAAGGCGAAAAACGAGAAAAGTCCTAATACCGAACATTAAGTGAGGTCGATATTAATTTTAATATCCCCTTGAATGTTATGAGCTACTCTATCAGGAGCTCTTAACCCTACTCGATCGAGTATATCTCTACTAGCTTCTAGCTGAACATACTCACTTCTAGCGCCTGAAGATAGGTCGATCAGTCTTTTACTCGCACTTACAGCACCAAGTCCTAGAGTTTGAGCAATTCTCGATTGCATATAACTCTGTACCTTTGGTAATCGTAGTGTGCGAGAAGCACTTACTCTCCCTGCTTCAGGACTTCCTTTTGATGAATATCCAGCTATTTCTGCTGCTTCCTTGATACTACATCCTTTTGCTACGATGGTATCAACTAATGACTTCTGTTTCTCTGTTAACTCGGACATTATTATTTATTCTGCTTCTTATCGTTAGTGGACGATGAGAACCTCCTTGTCAAGCATTATTATGGCACTTTAGTACCATTGGCTACTCACACTACTAACTGTAGTGGTAAGAACCCCAAATGGTTCTTACGATCTCCTTGGAATAGAATATCCTCGCAAATTGCAGGAAGCAATTCGCTGCGGGTATTCCTCCCATACGGATTTGACACTTAATATAGATTAAGGTGTCAACCCCTCGCAATCACATACTTGGGATGTAGATTACTCACTATCCTATGGGCCCCTCCACACACACGGGATTACCTACTGTAACAAGGACTCCCCTTCCTCTGTCAATGCAACAAAGGTGTCACACCGTAAGAAGGTGTGCCGCCTGACTCACTAGGTGAGTTCAGGCTACACTTTGTCGCAAGACAGAGAAGGAATCCCCTCGTTCAGTACACGGTAACCCGTGAGTTTGGGTTAATTGCTAACATTAACTGAAAGGAGTTATTATGAGCAATGTAAATGATTTGATAGATTGGTTTGAGTTTAGTCTATCAGAAAGTGATAAGATACGAGTACAAGAGTTAGATAGTATTCGTAATAAAGATAATGAGAATGAAATAAATGCTGAAATTAGTCAGATATATGACAGAGTTTCGCCATTTTCATTAAGTAAAATAGCTAATAGAAAGGAGTCAATATGACAACATTAGCAAGTGAAGTTAGAGAATTTGATTTTTCTAACGATAGACTAGAGGCAATGAGAGATACATTTGAATCTAGTAAAGAAAATATAGCAGAGGTATTACAGCTATATTTTGAACAATTCGTATCTGTATTTTATGAAGATAAGAATTGGTCGTGGCACGGAAGTGCTGACGCAAGTAGAATAGTTGCGTCATTTCAATATCATTTAGATAGATGTGTTGAAACACACGACAAAACAAAAGACAAGATTGCTAAATTAGTTTCAGAAGATAATCAAACTGAAATTGATATTAATCAATCTAATAAACTAACTTTTGCGAGTAAAGCACAAGAGTTAAACATTGAAAGAGCACAATATTTACTAGATGTTGCTAAAGAGCAATATAAGAAAATAATTGGTAAAGATTGGACTCCATCAAAAAAAGGTAAATTAGTGTCAGTTAAGAAAGACGCTGAAAGCCAAGCATTCTTAAGAAATGCATTAAAACAAGGAACATTAATAGGTTAAGTTCCAATAAGATTAGCCCTGCTTTAATCGGCAGGGCTTTTTTTATCCTTATGGGAAAAAAAAACCAGCAAGAACGAGGGTTCTCGCTGGACACTCTCCCTAAAAAAAGTTCGGTAAGGACTTTTCTGAATGATGATCCCGAATGGGAAGAAAGGAAATAATATGAGAATAATACAGTTATGTCTATTATTGAGTATATTAATATTGTTTATTTACATAGCAATAATGGATGAAAGCCACATAGTTACGATGTTTTATGCATCGGTATGTTTAATAGGAGCAATAGGATTATGGTTAATGAGAGCAAATGAAGAATTTATTGATCATATGAATGAACAAATAAGAAATAATAGAAAGGAGTAAATATGATGAAGATTATTCAAAATTGGCTAATGAATGTTGCAGCTAAATGGATATGGATTGCAATAATGTTTCCAATTAGAACAGTATTAGGTTTATGTTATGCAATAGCAAAACATATGCCTGAAAAAGTTGAGTTACCATACGAAATAAAAAGAAAGAATCACGATGTCAAATAAAGTTATGTGGTGTATATTTGTAATATATACAGTTTTATTTGTATATGGAGTATCAGTTCTATATTAGAACGATTCTAAACTAGAAAGGCAAACTATGATGTGGTTAATGATGATATGTTTTGTATTAGGTTATGTAGTTTATAGAATAAATACATATTACAAAATACAAAAAGAGAAATGGATAGTAATAGACGAAGAAGGCAATGAAATAGATGCAAGAGAAACTATTATTCCCGAATCAATAATGAAGGAGAAGTATGAACAAAGTAAATCAAATGACTAGAGAAAAGTTGGAACAACTACAAATAGATTATGGTGAATGTAAAATAGATAAAGATGAATTTATAGCAGGAGTTACCGAATTAGGTATTACTAGTCCTGCGGAATTACATTTACTATATGATGATGCTTGTGAAGCACGAGCAGAATATAAACTAGACAAAGCAAAGGAGAAAAAATGACAGAGTCTAAAAAAATACTAGAAACTAAAGATTATAAAGTGTTCAAGTACCTAAAAGGTAATAGAACTATACAACAATCTTGGGTTAGAAAACTAGTAGAACTAATCAAAGAAAGAGATCTTCAAATACCAATTATTGTTGATGAAACAATGAAGGTATTAGATGGTCAACATAGATTAGAAGCATATAAAATCGTAGGTCATCCAGTCAAATATATTATTAAAGATAGATTTGCATTAGATGAAGTACGAGCTTTAAATTCCAATAATAAAAAATGGACTTTAACAGATTATATGGAATCATTTGTTAAATTAGGAAACAGAGATTATGAACTATTACAATGGTTTGTAGAAAGATATGATATGCCTATTTTAGCATCTGTAGCTATGCTGAATAGCAAAGGTTATGTTAATACTAAAATTATTCAAGCATATCAAAAAGGAGAATTTAAGATCAAAGATCTTGAATGGGGAAAAGAACAAGCAAGAAGAATACAATGGATTGGAGATTATTTTCATTACTATAAGAAAAGAATGTTCATT